CTCACGTAATGCGTAAGACAAAGAACGAGCTTAAAAAATTACAAGCATCAGGATTTTACAAAGAGGTAGATCTTGGTGAGCCGCAGCCGTACCACACAGATATAGAAGAACGTAAAGCGGAAGAAGGTGGGTATTCTATAACAGATGATGATCGGTACGCGGTGTATGAGATACACGCAGATCTGGTGATTGAGGGTGTAGACGACTCCGATGACGAGATTGCTAAACCTTATGTGGTAACAATAGAACGTGGTTCTTCTGAAGTTTTAGCTATAAGACGTAACTGGAACCCTGACGATCCTTTGATGTTAAAGCGCCAGCATTTCGTACATTACGTATATGTGCCGGGGTTTGGGTTTTACGGTCTAGGTCTGATACATATAATAGGGGGGTACGCTAAAGCAGGTACGTCACTTATACGGCAGTTGGTGGACGCTGGCACACTTTCTAATTTACCGGGGGGTCTAAAAACTCGTGGGCTGCGTATCAAAGGAGATGATGCGCCCATAGAGCCGGGTGAGTTCAAGGATGTGGATGTACCGTCTGGAAGCATACGCGATAATATCATGGCGCTTCCTTATAAAGAGCCTAGTCAAACACTCTTAGCTTTATTGAATCAGATAACGCAGGAAGGAAGGCGGCTAGGGGCTATCAGTGATATGAATATTTCTGATATGTCAGCTAATGCTCCTGTGGGTACGACACTCGCATTATTGGAAAGAACGCTGAAGCCGATGGCTGCGGTACAGGCTCGTGTCCACTACGCCATGAAGCAAGAGTTTAAGATGCTCAAGTCAATCATGGCAGAGTATGCACCGCCAGAATATTCTTATGAGCCTATAAGAGGTTCTGTCACAGCACGGCAGGCTGATTACATGATGGTGGATGTCATACCCGTCAGTGATCCGAATAGTTCTACGATGGCACAGCGGGTGGTTCAGTATCAGGCTGTATTGCAGATGTCACAGTCAGCACCACAGATATATGACTTGCCACAGCTACATAGACAGATGATCGAAGTACTAGGCGTTAAGAATGCCGATAAACTTGTTCCGACTAAAGATGACGCTAAACCTACCGATCCGGTCAGTGAGAACATGGACGCCCTTAATGGTAAACCTTTAAGAGCATTTATCTATCAGGACCACGAAGCACATATCGCTGCACACAGAGCGTTTATGCAAGATCCGATGGTAGCTCAGATGATCGGTCAGAATCCGAAAGGGCAGCAGATCATGGCAGCACTACAGGCGCACCTTGCGGAGCATATGGCGTTCTTGTATCGCCAGCAGGTCGAAGAAAAGATGGGTGCTCCACTACCTGCACCGAACTCAGAGTTGTCGGAAGAGGTCGAAGTCAATCTGGCTCGTGTGGTGGCGCAAGCTGGGCAACAAGTATCGCAAGCCAACCAGCAGAAGGCAGCACAACAGAAAGCACAGCAGCAAGCACAAGATCCACTGCTTCAGTTAAAGCAAGCAGAACTGCAAGTCAGACAACAAGAAGTGCAGCGTAAAGCACAGAAAGATCAGGCTGATACGCAGTTACAAGCAGCAGATCTACAGAGAAAAACGCAGAAAGATCAAGCAGATACGATGATTGATGCGAAACAACTTGAACTTGATGAGAAGGAACTTCAAATCGATGCACAGAAAGCCGGGGCTAAACTGGCAGCTGATCGTAGAAAAGACAGCACTAAATTAGACTTGGATCTTCTTAAAACAGTTAAAGACACTAAAAGAGATACCTAGTGGCTAAGACCGTATTAGATGTTTTAAGAGAGCGAATCGAAGCTGATAAAGCTTCTGCAACAAATTTCTTGGTGGGGGGAGCGGTAAAGGACTTCTCTCAGTATAAGGAAACGGCAGGGTTATTACGAGGTCTGGACACCTGCTTGGGCTATATCGAAGACCTTTCGCGCAATATGGAGTACGAAGATGACTGATACCGCGCAAGCGAGCATAACGGAAGAAGAGTTTGAAGCACAATTACCTGTACCCGTTGGGTATAAGGTATTAGTAGCAATGCCTCAAGTGGAAGAGGCGTTTGAAGGAACTGACTTACTAAAATCAGTTACTACTAAAAATAACGAACAAGTCATGTCGATTATCGGAGTGGTGATTGATATGGGCAAACAGGCATACTCAGATGAGGATAGATTCCCTACTGGGGCTTGGTGTAAAACCGGGGATTATGTTATGTTTCGCGCTAATACTGGCACTAGGTTTACTATTGATGGTTCAGAGTACCGACTGATGAATGATGATTCAATCGAAGCAGTTGTGGCTGACCATCGTGGTATAGAGCGAGTATAGGGAGTAAGACATGGCATTTCAGAAAGTAGAATTTGAGTTCCCTGAAGATGAACAAGAGGATGCAGCAATAGAAGTGGAAGATTCGGGCGAGGTTGAAATAGATTTATCTGGTAAGAAAACGGCAGAGGATTACAAAGAGCCAGAGCCGGAAGTAGAACCAGAAGTAGAAGATAAAGTTGAAGTCGAGGTATACGACGATACTCCTAAAGCAGATCGCAACCGTAAACCTTCTGAACCCCCGTCTGATGTTACAGATGATGAGTTAGCCGACTATTCTGAGAAGGTTCAACAACGAATCAAACATTTTAGTAAGGGCTATCACGATGAACGGCGGGCAAAGGAATCGGCTCAAAGAGAGCGTGAAGAACTAGAACAGTATGCCCAACGACTTATTGATGAGAATAAAGAGTTAAAAGGTACTGTTAACAAGAATCAGGAAGCTCTTTTAGAGCAGGCTAAACGTGCTACGGAGTCTGAATTAGAAGCAGCGAAACAAACGTATAAAGAAGCGTATGAGTCAGGAGAAGCAGATCGTGTGGTAGAAGCACAGGAAGCTCTGACTAACGTTAAGATACGTTCTGATAGGCTGGACAACTTTGCGTTGCCGCCTTTACAAGAAGAAGAAACTCCTGTACAACAATCAAGAGTTGCTGACCCCAGAGCCGAAAAATGGGCGAATGACAACCCTTGGTTTAAAGAAAACCAAGATATGCGAGATGTTGCAATGGCGATACACCAATCGCTAATGAGGAACGACATAACGCCACAGGAGGATACTTACTATGAACAAATTGATGTTCGTATGCGATCTTTCTACCCTGACTACTTTAATGAAGGAGGGGCAGAAGAAGTAGAGAAACCCAAGCCAAGGTCAAATGTAGTTGCACCCGCAGCGCGGAGCACAAGTCCTAAGAAAGTAAGACTATCGCAATCTGCACAAGCCATAGCAAGGAAATTGGGAGTTCCACTCGAAGAATACGCCAAACAAATGGCTGCATTAAATAAAACTGAGGGATAGTGATGGCTGAAAATAGAGTTAAAAGAGATCACGAAACACGCGATACGAAAACTCGTAAGCGACACTGGGTTAAACCGGATGTGTTAAGCAACCCGGAACCGCAGGACGGCTACGAGTTTCGTTGGGTGCGGATTGCTACTCTTGGAGTAACTGATGCCACTAACGTCTCCTCAAAATTACGTGAAGGTTGGGAGCCTGTAAAAGCAGAAGATCATCCAGAATTTGCATTAACTGATACGGACGAAAGGTTCAAAGGTAATGTATTGCAGGGTGGTTTGTTGCTTTGTAAAGCTCCAGAAGAGTTGGTTAACGAGCGTAATGATTATTACGAAAACCAAACTAGGCAACAGATGAACTCTGTTGACAATAACCTTATGCGCGAAAACGACCCTCGTATGCCATTATTCAACGAGCGCACAACTAAAGTTACCAATTTTGGTAAAGGAACTTAAATTTTTTGTTAAGAGGTTAACATGGCTTATCCAACAGTTGATGCCCCTTATGGGCTAAAGCCAGTAAAACTGCTTAGTGGTGTTCCTTATGTAGGCACAGTTCGTCAATACAGCATAGCCAGCGGTTATGCGACGGACATTTTCTACGGGGATGCTGTCAAGTTAGTTACTGGAGGCACTGTCGAGCGTGATACGTTTGATGCTGCCATGACTCCTATTGGAGTTTTCATGGGTGTAACTTACACCGACCCAAGCACTTCACAAGTGACTTTTAGACAATACTACCCAGCAAGCACAGCCGCTTCAGATATTAAAGCGTATGTATGCGATGCTACGGACGTATTGTTCAAGGTTGCTGTTGTATCTTCCGGTACAACGATTGGTGACTTGGCTATCACTGATATTGGCGCAAATGTCGCTGGAGTAAACAATAGCGGAAGCACCGTAACAGGTAATTCTGCTAGTGCTATTTCAGATACATCTGCTACCACAGCTACGCTCCCTTTCCGTATTGTTGAGTTGGTTGAAGAAACCAAGAACTCTTCTGGCGGGTTTACGGAAGCGTATGTTAAGTGGAACGCAGGTCACGCATTTGCCAACACCACTGGCGTATAAGGAGAGTTAAGAAATGGCTATTTCAAGAGCGCAATTACTTAAAGAACTCCTGCCCGGACTGAACGCTTTGTTCGGAATGGAGTATGCTAAGTATGGAGAAGAGCATAAAGAAATCTTTGAATCAGAGACTTCTGACCGTTCTTTTGAAGAAGAAACCAAGTTGTCAGGCTTTTCTGCTGCCCCCGTCAAAGACGAAGGCGCTGCAATTGAGTATGACAACGCACAAGAGGCGTTCACCGCAAGGTACACGCACGAAACTATTGCTATGGGATTTTCGATTACGGAAGAAGCAATCGAAGATAATCTGTATGACTCGTTATCAGCAAGATATACGAAGGCTTTGGCCCGAGCAATGGCGTACACCAAGCAAGTTAAAGCAGCTACCATTCTTAATAATGCGTTTGCAGCAGGTACTACTTATGGTGACGGACAGACTCTGTGTTCAACGGCACACCCGCTAGTTTCTGGCGGCACTAACTCAAACAGACCCGCTGTGGCTGCTGATTTGAACGAGACTTCTTTGGAAGCCGCCGTCATTCAGATAGCTGGATGGACTGATGAGCGTGGATTGTTAATCGCTGCAAGACCAAATACTTTGGTTATCCCACCAAATCTACAGTTCGTAGCAACTCGTTTGTTAGAGACTGAAGGTAGGGTTGGAACGGCTGATAATGACTTGAACGCATTGCGTAACAACGGTTCTGTACCGGGTGGTTACACAATCAATCATTATTTGACCGATACCGATGCGTTTTTCTTAACGACTGACATACCAAACGGTCTGAAGCACTTTGTTCGTTCACCAATGGCTACATCTATGGATGCAGACTTTGATACGGGCAACTCTCGTTATAAAGCGAGAGAAAGGTATTCGTTTGGGGTAAGTGACCCACTCGGAATTTTCGGATCACCCGGAGCCTAAAGTGTAACTACACTTCTTAGAGGGGGCATTTGTTGCCCCCTTTTTGTTTCTATGATATAAAATTTATTCCTGACAGTCGCATCCCGTGACTGACACTAGCCACGACAGGAGAAACATATGGCTAATACGACTTTCAACGGCCCAGTTCGTTCAGAGAATGGGTTTACAGTAATCTCTAAAAATGCCACCACAGGCGCAGTTACAGATGTTGCATCTATTGCTTCTACTGGAATTGTTACGGACAAGTATGTCAAGCACGTAGGTTTTGCTACGGGTGTAACAGTTAACACTACCGCTGGCGATAGCCCTGCTATTGGTGAGTTTACGCAACCTGCAAATACCATTATCACAGACATTAAAATTTTCTGTGATACCTCCCCTGTTATTGGAACGGGTGACATTGGTTATGAAGTAGGAACTTCTAGTTCTGGCGCTGAAATTGTAGCTGCGGTAACAGATGAGATTCTTGATGGTGGTACAACGGTTGTTGAACACAACGTAACGCTAACCACTCTAGTTGTTCAGACTCAAAGTGGCACTACCGCCCCTGCTTCTGTCCAGTACACTTCTGCTGCAAGAACGATCTTCTGCAACATTACCAATACGGTTGATGCTACGACAGCAGGTTCTTTTACGTTCATCATTGAGTACGTTCAGATAGCGTAACAGGGGGTAATCATGGGTATGTCTGATGTAATTGCGGTATTTAGAACCGCAGGTATCGCCGCAGACGACGATGGTATATCCGCAAGCGCCGCTGTTGGCAACAACGCAGCACTAACTATTGGAGGTGCTTTAGCTTCTGGTGGTTCAGTTACCCTGAACTCAGGGCAACTTGTTACGATTACCTCTGCTGGGGATGACGATGAAATATCTTTTACCGTAGTGGGTACAGATATTTTTGGTGATGCTTTAACAGAGTCAGTTACTGGCGCAAATGCGGGTGTTGCTACTAGCAGTGGCTTCTTCAAGACTATCGCATCTATAACTGCTGTGGGTGATCCAGCAGGTAATGTGAAAGCTGGAGTTAGCGATAGCTGCGCGGATAACATATTCGCTGGCCCAGCTAGGCTGAAAGGAGCTTACATAGTTAACTCAGCTACAGCGGGTACGATAAAATTCAGAACCACTTCTGTTTCGGGTACAACCCTGATGGAGGTTGGAACTGTTGCTAGTGCTACGATAACGCGAGATATAACCATACCCGAAGAGGGTATGCGCTTTCCAAGCGGTATAATTATCACTTATACAGGTGGTACTTTTACGTCTATGACAGCGTTTCATGCGTAGCTACTACAAAAAGAAACCAGAAAGCTGCCCTTCCTTCAAGAGGGGTGGTATGTCTGGTATGTCTATAAAGAGCGGGGATAAACGTCCCACTAAGTCTGGCGCTGGTATGACAGCAAAAGGCGTTGCTAAATATAGACGACAGAACCCCGGCAGTAAGTTAAAGACGGCGGTTACTGAAAAAAGTCCTTCGGGCAGTCGAGCGAAGCGTAGAAAGTCTTTCTGTGCTCGTTCAGCAGGTCAAATGAAAAAATTCCCTAAAGCAGCAAAAGACCCTAACTCAAGGCTGCGTCAGGCGCGAAAAAGATGGAGATGCTAAATTGGCATATTTACAAAGCAACATCCCGCACTTCAAGTGCTGGGTGCGAAGAGAGTATACGCACAACCATGAGAAGTATCATGGTGAGTTCTTACACGCAATGGCGATTGCGGTTACAGCAATTCCTTGTAGGTGTTTGAGTTTTCAAGTGATTTTTACAGGAGCAGAGACATACGACGATGAAAGTGAGCCGAATGTTCACGGGGGAGCTATGTGGGCGAGGATGCCGATTACAGCATTGGTCGGTGATACGCCTTATGAGGAATGGCCTGAACCTATGGATGTCTGGGCCGCTCAACCTTGGGACTGTAGTTCGAGGGATCACGGGGTGTATGTTCTTGATCGTGCTGTCCCATGTCCTTGGTTAGCAAAGATAGACGGCGAAATGTATCCAGCAAAGTATATGTTTACTGTGGACTATACAGACTCAGAGATTGCAGATGATCCAGCACAACATAAGCAAAGTCATGTCATGGAGCTTTTGGATGCTGGACCTTGGACCGGAAATATAGTGGCATTACCTAACAACAGGGTAAGAGTTACACATCCGGCATGGTTTGAAACGGGGGAAGGTGCGCCAGACTTTAAGCCGTCACAGCACGTTCACTATAGTAAATCGGATCTTGATTACACGTTGGACGTTAATCAAGTGTTTAACAACTTATACGCGGAGTAAATTATGCCAGTAGCACTACCAGTATTAGGAGCAGCAGCTAAATTTTTAATGGCGAATGGAGCCAGAGCAGCGACGATGAAATTTGGCAAAGCGGCTGTGGATAAGGCCAAAGACCAAATTAAAAAACGTGATTCAGCTATTAGTGATAAGGCAGGTACAGCCAATATAGGCGTTAAAAGAACTCAAAAACCAGAATCTACGCGAAAAATGCAGGACACAAAGCGCGATAAGAAGATGGCTAAAGAAGAAATAGCTGGACGTAGTGGGAAGTCGGATCTACTTAGGCCACCGAAAGATGAAGCTCCATTAAGATTTAAAAAAGGCGGCATGAAGATGAAAGCTAAGGGTATGGCTAAAGGCGGCATGAAGATGAAGTCTAAAGGTATGGCTAAAGGCGGCATGAAGATGAAGTCTAAAGGTATGGCTAAAGGCGGCATGAAGATGAAAGCTAAGGGTATGGCTAAAGGCGGTAAGCTACCTATGGTAGAAAAAGACGGAAAAAAGGTTCCGTTTTATGCCGCTGACGGTAAAGGTAAAATGAAAGCTGGCGGTATGATGAAGTCTAAAGGTATGGCTAAAGGCGGCATGAAGATGAAGTCTAAAGGTATGGCTAAAGGCGGCATGAAGATGAAGTCTAAAGGCTACGCAGTTGGTGGTATGAAGTCTAAGATGGCTACCAAGAAGAAAGCTTCTAAACCAAAGGTCAGAGGTGCTGGAATAGCTCGTAAGGGTGTAAGACCAACGAAGATGCGATGAGAAGATACTATAAGTCAGGCGGTAAAGTTAAGTCGGGTGGAAAAATCTGCCCGAAAGGAAAGGCGTGGGCTAAACGGACTTTCGATACATACCCGTCAGCTTATGCAAACATGGCAGCTTCTAAATACTGCAAAGATCCTAACTACGCCAAAGGCAGCAAGAAAAAGAAGAAGTAATGGCTAAAGATCCTAAAGTAGGAACAGGTAAAAAGCCGAAGGGTAGTGGTAGAAGGCTGTATACGGATGAGAATCCTAAAGATACTGTATCTATAAAGTACGCTACTGCACAGGATGCTCGTGACACTGTGGCTAAGGTTAAAAAAGTAAGGAAGCCTTTTGCTAGGAAGATACAGATACTTACGGTGTTAGAACAGAGGGCTAAGGCAGCGGGTAAACATACTCAAGCAGATATTGCGAAGCGTGGTAAAGAAGCTATACGTAGAGCTAGGAAGGCTGGCTGATGGGACAATTAAAGCAATGGCGTGACCAACAGTGGGTTCGTATCGGCACAGATGGCAAGATAAAAGGTCCGTGCGGTACGTCAGAGAATAAAAAGAACCCAGATCGATGTTTGCCGAAAGCAAAAGCACAGTCTCTTAGTCAGGCAGAACGAGCTAAAACTGCTAGAAAGAAGAAGAAAGCAGGGGCAGGGGGCCAGCAAGTAGTAGCAAACACGAAGAAAGCAAAGGTTAGAACTGCATTTGATGGTGGTTTAATGCGAGAGCACCATAAAGGCTGCGGTAAAGTTCGTAAAGGAAGGCGTAAGAAAACTTTATATGTGAGAGGTAGTAAAAATGGCTGATTTAGAAGTATTCCAGAACGGAAACTTTTCAGACGGAAGGCCCGTCTTTCAAGTTCGTAATAATAAAGAAGACGGTACTTACGATATCGTAAATGCTAATTTGATGAGTGAAGAAGAGGCAAACGCAGCATTAGCTGAGTTACAGCCCGCAACAGAGACTAAGCGCACTCGTGCAAGAACTGATGAGGGTCAGTTTATAGCTGATGATCCCGATACCCCAGAAAACGAGGCGTGGGTAGAAGAACCCGCTATAAAAAAGAAAGCCCCAGCTAAAAAGAAAGCTGCAACTAAGAAGAAATAGATGGCTACTTCTGGCACAACCGCATTCAACATGGACTTCACGGAGATCGCTGAAGAAGCGTGGGAACGTGCTGGTCGAGAAATGCGTTCTGGATATGATCTTCGTACAGCCAGACGGTCTATGAATCTGATAACAATCGAGTGGCAGAACCGTGGGCTTAATCTGTGGACTATTGATGAAGGCACAGTAACGCTCGTAAAAGGCACATCAGAGTATGATTTACCCGCCGACACGATTGATTTACTAGAACAGGTCATACGTACTGATAGCGGTAACACTACTACTCAGCAAGATTTAACCATAAACCGTATTAGTGTCAGTACTTATGCGTCTATACCAAATAAACTAACGCAGGGTAGGCCGATACAGGTATGGATAGAGCGACTACGAGACAATCCGACAATCAATGTGTGGCCTGTACCAGATAAAAACGATACGTATATATTTAAATACTATCGTATGCGAAGGGTTCAAGACGCTGGCAGTGGAGTAGAAACTGCTGATATGAACTTTAGATTTTTACCTTGTCTTGTAGCAGGACTTGCTTATTACATAGCCATGAAAGAACCAGAGTTAGCACCTCGTATACCTCTCCTTAAAGAAATCTATGAAGAACAATTTAGATTAGCTTCTGAAGAGGACCGGGTAAAAACTCCAGCTAGGTTTGTACCTAAAATAAGTTATGTCTAGGCAGTTTGCATCAAAGAAAATCGCAGTCGCTATGTGCGATATATGTGGTTTTCGTTATAAGTTACGTCAATTAAAAAATCTAATACGTAAAGGGCGAGATACAAACTTAAAAGCCTGTCCTGAGTGTTGGAGTCCCGACCACCCGCAGTTGAAGTTGGGTGAGTTTCCTATTAATGATCCACAGGCTATACGTGACCCAAGACCAGATAGAAGTTTGGGTGAAGCTGGAGTAAACAGTAGCCGCCAGATACAATATGGATTTAACCCAGTTGGGGCAGGTAGAGATCCTTTCGACCTTACTCCTAATGATTTAGTGGCTACTGGAGAAGTAGGTACGGTAACGGTAACAACAACTTAGGTGATGTTATGAAAAATATAAGCACGGTAAAACCTGTAAAAGGCGCACCCCAGACAGATATGAAGGGTGTAAAAACCACTGGAATTAAAGTTCGTGGTACGGGTGCAGCTACCAAAGGAACGATGGCAAGAGGGCCGATGGCGTAATTTATGAGTATGACCTACTCAGAACTGACCGCAAATATACAAGATATTTGTGAGACTACGTTTACAAGCGACCAGCTTGCATTGTTTACAAAACAGGCAGAGCAGACCATATATAACACGGTTCAGCTTCCTGCGCTTCGTAAAAACGTAACTGGTTCTGTTACCAGCGGTAACAAATACCTAGCCGTACCGTCTGACTTTTTGTATGTGTATAGTCTAGCCATAGTCAATTCTGATGGATCGTATGACTTCTTACTTGATAAAGATGTTAATTTTATTAGGGAAGCATACCCCACGCCGACTAGCACAGGTACGCCTAAACACTACGCTAATTTTAATGATGGCACGTTTATACTTGGCCCCACCCCTAGCGCAGACCTAACTGCTGAGTTGCATTACGGCTACTACCCTGAGTCTATTGTTACAGCAAGCACACTTCCGTGGTTGGGCGAGAACTTTGATTCCGCGTTGTTAAATGGTTCTTTGGTAGAAGCCATACGGTTTATGAAAGGTGAGCCTGATTTGGTTCAGATGTACCAACAGATGTATTTACAGTCTATTACGTTGTTGAAAAACATGGGTGACGGTAAGCTACGTGGTGATACGTACAGAGAAGGCCAATATAAGCAGGCGGTAACATAACGTGTTAGCTAGTACATCAGAAGTAGAAGTCGGCACGGTAAACGTAGCCACCACGCAGAATATAGGTCATAGCCCTGATTTTTGGGCAGAGCAAGCTACGAAAAAGATTGTTAGTATTGGTGGTAACTGCCACCCCCTGATCGCACAGCAGGCAGAGGCTTTCCAAGAAGCTGTGTTGCAACAAATATCCTACTACATGAAGGAAGCAATTAAGAGTGACAGAACCACGCTTATTGCGGAATTAGAAAAACAAGGCCAACAAGAGATGGCTAACATTTTAAGGAGATTATAATGGCTATATCGACAGCTATGTGCACCTCGTTTAAGCAGGAAATACTTGTTGGAACTCACAACTTTACTGCTACTACAGGTAATACATTTAAACTTGCATTGTTTACAAGCAGTGCATCATTAGGCGCAAGCACTACTGCTTTTGCTACAACCAACGAAGTTAGTGGTACAGGGTATTCAAGTGGTGGTTCAAACCTTACTTCAGTAACCCCAACAACCTCTGGTACAACTGCATTGTGTGACTTCTCAGATCTCACATTCTCCAGTGCATCAGTCACAGCTAATGGAGCACTTATTTACAATAGCAGTGCCTCAAACAAAGCAGTTTGTGCGTTGGCTTTCGGTGGTGATAAAACTAGTACGGCAGGTGATTTTACAATTACTTTCCCAGCAGCGGATGCGTCAAACGCGATAATCCGCATCGCCTAGAGATACTATGTGGCAGATATTACTGGATGGGGCAGAGGCACTTGGGGCGAAGATGCGTGGGGCGAACCTG